GCAATGATGCGAAGCAAGGTTGGGATCTCCGCCGACTTCGGCAATGACTTCGGCAAGCTTTCCTTCCCAACTTGCGTAGAATTTTTCCGTCCAGTCCGTGAAGTTCTTTTGCCCGCATCCCGCAACAGCTCGCTTTGATTCAACTCCAAGCATGTTCCGCAATCGGCTAACAACAGCCCGACGCTGCGCCGTTCCCTGCGGTTCATCGTCCGGCGAATCCTCGTCTTCATCTTCTGGCGAGTCATCCGATTCCGGGATGTCAGTTGGTCGCGTATCGATCGCTGGATTAGCATAATCGTCGCCTCCCTCGTATGGATTCAAATCAAGCATTGCCCTGGCTTCATTCGGACTAATCACCCTGGCCGTAATGTAGGTTGATATGATCTGGCTTTGCGTCTGCGAATCCGCCCGCAATAGTGCCCTGTCAGTGAATTTGAAGTAGTGCGAATCAGTCCGCTTTTCTACGTCGCTCAGTAGCTTGTAGTCTAGCTCCTGCTCCCATTTCACAAGCCACCGCATCAGCGTGTCCAAAAGATAGGCAAGCTTCTTTTGCTCTAGGCTGTTGTAGGATACGCTCGCATTGTCTCCTAAGATCGACTCCAGCCCGAACAATAGGGCGATATCCTGACGGCTAAACGCTCTTTGCTCGATCATCTGCATGTCTACGCTGCTCATGCTGATAACGTTGGCCTTGATGCCTTCACGCAAAAGCCCGATCTGCCCGGCTTTCTCGCTTCCGTTGTGGTGTGCCTTGAACGCCTCCACAAATCGCTTTGCGTCCTGTTCGTCGGCAAACGCTCCTGCCGGTGCCTCCAGCAAGATCGATCCGGCGAAGCCTTTGCTTAGCTGGTTCTCTAGGCTTCGCTCGCTATCGATGGCAATCCGCAACGTTCGCTTGTGCGTCGGAATACTGCCCTTTCCATCGATGCCATCAAAGGAAATTCCTTTGATATGCAGGACGTCCGCGTCGGGGATAATCAGCATATCATCTTGCTGAATCACGAATTGTCGAAACAAGCCTTCCCGGCTGTCGCCTGCTGGCTTGGTGACGTGATACTTTTCTCCACGGAACACCACACAAACGGTATTGTCCGGATGCAATGGCAGGATCTCCATCGGGCGACCCGACGCATCTCGAACGATCCACGATCTAGCATTGCCCCATAGTAGGGCATGGACCATGGAAAGTTCTTTCCAGTCGAACGCGGAAAGAAGTGGCGTCGGTCTGTTGCGGACTAGGTTATAGGCTGGATGGTCGGTTGCCTTTTCCGCTCCTCGATCCAATCTCCGGTAAACGTGCAAAGGCAATTGCCCGACGTGCCCGCCTATCTTGCTGATCGCATGCCATACCGCCGGAATGCTGATAGCTTCTTCCGGTCCGACGTGCTTGCTGTCCTCCATGCCTCCAAGCATGGAACCAATTGCATTTCGTAGCGTTCGCCAAGTCAAAGCCATTTGCAATTCCTCAGAATACAAACAAGGAACCCTTGGCCCGCTGCGGCGCCAAGCTTGCCAAACGAAACGCCATGATCGTAGCTACCATCGGATCGATCTTTTCTTTACTGCTTTTCTTGTCCGGCATCACCTCGCCTTTGGCGTTTTGCGTTGTTACCAAGTTGGACGCACACCACGTCAAGAGCGGATTGCCATCGTGCCGGATTGCTCCGGCCTTCAATGCTTTTAGGAATGTTCGCAATGGCTCGTTGTACATGCTGCAATTCTGGTAAAACTCAACACACTTCAAACCATCTGCGGTCAAGTCCTGCGCAACGTCTCTCGATGTATGGGGATCGTATGCCCAATCCTTAGCCTTATGCTCTCGCCACCACTGCTTGCAAGTCGCCTTCAGGTCGTTTAATTCCGAGGGGCTAACAACCAGCAAACCGCGCCGGACGTAATCCGCCCACGGTTCTTTTGCTATGTCTCGTTCGTTCTCACTGTTGATAAACGATCTCGATTGTATTTCGTAACGATATCGATTCTCCCCGGCCTGGTCGGTTCCATCATGGAACCTTGCCACCAATGATACCGCCGCCAAGTCATCGCGTCCGCCTAAGTCCCAGGCCCCGCAAACCACTTCCGCTTTGTTCCAGTCGGATAGCTCGCCAGCCGCCAAGCTCCATAGCGTATCATCGATCGCCTTTTCGTTGCTCGTTACCTTGACATTCAAACAGTACCGCTTGAACTTGTTTAGTTCGATTGGTCCCGATCTCGCAGCGTTCGCCTGCTCCTGTAGATAGTCGTGCTTTGGCGTAACCGGATAATTCGGGTTGGCTTTTTTCCAGCATGCCGAATCAAATGGATCATCCGCCGGATGTTCGATACCATTGGCATCGATCCACGCATCATCGATCCTTGCGATGAATGCAAAGTAGGTGTCGCCTATTGGGTCGTCGTTCCGGTAGTCCTGCAAAGCCTGCGTGCAAATACTATCGATATTGTTCCACACGGTAGATCGATCATCGCCCGCCGTGGTAATCATCACGATTAGCGGTTGCCTCCTTGCCCCGCTGGCCGTGGTCAGCTTGTCATACAATCCTAAGTGCCGATCTCTCCATTCGTGGATTTCATCGAGTACGGCACCATGGATGTTTAATCCGTCGGATGTTTTGCTGTCCGATCCAATCGGCTTCAAAAACGAATTGGCCTGGTATCCGTCCGCATTTACCAAGATAGCCTTCGCAAGAGGGGTGCATTGCGCAGAAAGGATCTCACTGGTGCGGGCCATCTCCTTTGCAACGTTGAACACGATTCTTGCTTGATCTTCCTTGGTGGCTGCGCAATAGACCTCAGCGGCTGGCTCGCAAGGGTAGTCGAGGATGGTAAGTAGCAAGGCAATTCCTGCTGCAAACTCAGACTTGCCCCACTTGCGACCGGCTGTGAGGTATGCGTAACGGAAACGGCGGGTTCCGTCTTTACGCCTCCAGCCGAACAAGTTCCAGACAATGAACAACTGAGATTCGGAAAGGTCAAATCGGCGGCCTGCCCATTCTCCTTTGGCGAGGCGAAGGCAAGTAGGAAAAAAATAACAAGCAAGGTCAGCAAGCTTTTCATCGAAGTAGTGTCCTCTTTCTTCTGCATGTTCCAAATCATAAAGATGCCTTTCGACTGCTGCTTTCAGCCATCGTCCGGCTACAATCTTCCCGCTCCTGATTCCTTCAATGTATTCTTGGACTCGCTTTTTTGTGTCGCTCATTTGCCAAGCTTAGCTTCCAGCATCTCTTTGATCGCATCCGCTGGGCTCTTCTTTTTCTCTTGCGCTGCTTTGATTCTGGATCGATCCGCTGGACTCATTCCAAACTGAGAGAACATGCGTTGTGCTTGTGCCCCAATCTCAAGCGTTGACTTCCTTAGCTCACGGTCTAGCGGGTCGGCTTGCCATAGCTCCCATAGCCGCTTCCACTGGCTCCACAGTGCCACTAGCATCGTCAACGTAGGCGAATCGATTTCATGCAATACATGCTCAGGCAGTCCGCTTGTCACCATGTCCCAAAGCTCTTGTTCATCCTTGCCAAGCAACAGCATCGGCTTTGGCTTGCTGGATCCAATGACAAGCTCCACCCGTTCGGCATGGCGATCGGCTCGGTACGTTCCTTCGGCAATATGTTGTGCAGTAAGCTTGCCACGCCTTCCGCTTCTACCTGGCACTCCCGGCACGTTTTAATCCTTCGATCTCAAGGTGGCATTGCCTACACAACGCCATCAGGTTGTTTCTATCAAGTCGATGGTATTCGCTTTCCAATGCCGGAATGATATGGTGAACCTCCGTTGCTGGCGTCACCTTATCCGCATTCTGGCATGCCTCGCACAGCGGATTCTCCGCCCGATATCGTTCGCTAAGCATCCGCCACTTGTGATCGTATCCACGCTCGGCGGTTGTCTTTCCGCTTTGCGATCGATGCGGCTTGCACCTATCGCACCCGCTGGCCGTTCTGGTCCCCCCGCAACGGCATAGGCTAAGCTTCATCCTCTGCCGCCTCCGCAACAATTAGTTGCCCATGAATCAGAACGGTATTTAGGGAACTCGTCAAATCGCGTAGCGACCAACGATAATTCGCCCCGACCGTATCAGTCAATGATTGCGGAATCTGAACCGTAAATGTCGATCCGCTTCGCGTTATGCTGCCATCGTTTAGCGTCAACACGTCCACACCGTACCGATCCTCGACGCAAAATCGAAGAGTCTTCGCGTCAAGCGTTACCGCCGCTCCGGTGGCATCCGTTACTCCAACCGATACGTTCGTTAGCTCGTTATAAAACACCTTGATCGTTGTGCCTTCAACTCGATCCGGAACCGCCCCCGTATAAGGCAGAACATTGACGGTAGTAGATCCTCCTCCGCCTCCGCCAGATGGAGCGTTTTGGAGGGCAGACGTTGAGAACCTGGCATTGGCCGTTCCATCGTTGATTATCATCGTCACCAAGTCGGTGAGAACCTGGAGCGTGCCAACGGCTGTGGCAACTTCGGTTGCTGCCGATGCGGCTAGTGCGTTGTCGTCGATGGCACCCGGCGCGAAGTTGGTGTTGTCAATCACTGCGGGCTGTAGTTCGTGGATGTCAGCGGCAACGTGATGGGATCCCGTCACCTGTACCGTGTTGTTGCTGTTGAGTGATCGAACCACCCTTGCACCGAATGAGCCGGTCACGGTGTACGACGCCAGCAGAGCATCCCAGACGGCGGAAGCGGTGCCGGATGCACTTAGCGGTGCGGTCCACGATCCAAAGGAAGCCGGAAACGTGACGCCAGAAATCGAGCCAACCGAACCAGAGACGTTCCCGCCGACGTTGCCCGTCACACTGCCAACCGATCCGGACAAGTTGCCCGTGATGTTGCCAGTGATGGCAACAGTCCAGGAGGTAACAGACGCCAGCCCGTTCGATGCAAGGCTGTAGCCTGTTTTGTCGTTGTTCGTTGTCACCGTCACGCCATTGGTCACGGTTGAAACGGTTGGAATCACCGCGCCGGTGTGAGTCGTTGAAGCAAGCACCACACCGCTTGCTGATGTGATGTTGGTCGGACTGGCAACCGTCGTTGGAAACGTCGCAGCAAGAAAGCCGGTTGGCTGGATGTAGGTAGCCATTCGTGACGAAACGGCAGCATCCAAGCGAGACAAACCAAACGCTGTAGCGTCCTGGTAATCAACCGCGTCGAGCTGAATTTCTATGTCGATCG